AGGTAAAGTTAGATCAGAACGTATACATGATTTTGCTAATGTTTGGGACTCAGATTACTGGTACTTTCACTATATAGAAAAAGGTGAACAATCTGGTCAGTATGGTAAAGTACTTAAAACAAGGGGTAGAGGTTATTCATTTAAAGGTGGAGCATTAGACGGGAGAAATGCTATACATATTAAAAAAAGTAAATCTTATTCTATGGCCTTTGAAAAAGAGTATCTTAACAAAGATGGTATTTTCAATAAAGCTATAGATGTATTAGACTGGAATGCTAGACACACTCCATTTCCTAGATTGAGAATTAAAGACTCTCAAGAAAAGATGCATATTAAATTAGGTTATAAAGATACAGATTTAGGTATTGATGCTGGTCAGCTATCTGAAATAATGGGAGTTACTCTAAAAGATAACCCAGATAAAGCTAGGGGTAAAAGGGGTAAGATAATTAAATGGGAAGAAGATGGTGTATTTCCGGGTCTTAAAAAAGCTTGGGGTGTTGCAAGAATGTCACTTGAAGATGGTCGTAATGTCTTTGGTTATATGATATCTTTTGGTACAGGTGGTACTGAAGGTGCTGACTTTGAAGCATCAGAAGAATTTTTCTACCATCCCGGAGGTTATGGTATATTAGGTTTAGAAAATGTATTTGATATGAATGCCTCTGGTGAATGTGGTATGTTCATAGCTGAATATATGAATAAATCTAACTGTTACGATAAAGATGGTAATAGTGATGTAGTTAAAGCATTAGTTGAGACTATAGAAGATAGACAAAAGATTAAAAAAGAAGCCTCAGATCCTAACACAATTATACAGGAAATGGCCGATAGACCTATTACTCCACAAGAAGCAGTAATGCGTAGAGAAGGTTCAATGTTCCCAGTATATGAACTAAAGCAAGTTAAAGCATCTTTAGCTACTAACTCTAGATTACAAAATGCATCTTGGAAAGGTAGAATGGTTGTTGATAATGGTAAAGTTAGACACAGAACTTCTACTACCATAAAGATTATAAAAGAGTTTCCCCATTCAGAACAAAGACCAGGTGGTATAGAAATATTTGAACATCCGGTTGAAGATTCTGATGGTAATATACCTAGATGGAGATATATAGCTGGTTGTGACCCTGTAGATGATGATGGTTCAGGTACTAACTCATTACTATCTACATTTATCATGAACTCACTTACTGGTGATATAGTTGCAGAATATACAGGTAGACCACAAATTACTGAAGATTACTTTGAACAACAAAGATTACTCCTAAAGTATTACAATGCTACCATGAATTATGAGAATAATAAAAAGGGTCTATACGTATACTTTAGAAATAAAGATTCTTTACACTATTTATGCGAAACTCCTGAGATACTAAGAGATCATATGAACATTACTATATCTAAGATAGGTAATAAGAAATATGGAACACCTGCATCTAAATCAGTAAATAACTATGCTCTATCTTTAATTAAAAAATGGTTATTAAGCCCGGCTTTACATCAACCTGAAGATGTACAAGAAGGTGACGAACCTGTACTTAATTTACATAGAGTAAGATCTCTACCTTTAATAGAAGAACTTATAGCTTGGCACTCTGATGGAAACTTCGAGAGAGTTTCTGCATTAGGTATGTTAATGATATATAGAGAAGATATCTATAAGATTCTAGTAAATCAAAAAGAAACTAGTCATAAACAAGTATCTACTAATAAATTTTGGTTTGGTCAATTTGATGATATGGAAGGCAATAGCTATAACATTGGAGATTTTCCTATCTAAAAAGTTGATTATTTATTTTATTTTTGTAAAAATATCCAATTATGCCTGGACAAAATACTTTTAGTTTTGATTATAATAATTCTTTTCCTTCTCAAAAAAGGTCTGATAATAAGAAGACAGAGAAATGGGCTAAAGAGGTAATTGAAGCTGCTGAAGATTTAGCTTTATTTAAAGACCCTTTAATTAGACAGTCTTATTTAAATAAACAAATAAACTACGATTTATACAATGATATCTTAAGTACAGATGACATTGAAAAAGTATGTAACCCTATGCGTCTTAAATCAGATGCATTTCCTGCTAAAATGCAGAACTACCCATTAGTGGTACCTAAGATAGATATCTTAATTGGTGAAGAACGTAGAAGAAGATTTGATTACCAAATTAGAGTAATTAATGAACAAGCTATTTCAGAAAAAGAGCAAGCTAAAGCTGATGAACATAAAAGATTTATATTAAATCAACTTCAAAACGAAGATATAGATAAGCGTCAGCTTGAAAGAGATATTGAAAGGCATAAAAGTTATATTAACTATGAGTGGGAAGATTATCTAGAAAGAAGATCTAGACATATAGTTAATTACTTATATAAAACTAGAAACTTAAAAGAGATGTTTTCAAGAGGGTTTGAAGACATGCTTATTGCCGGTGAAGAAATATACTGTGTAGATATAGAAAATGGTGATCCTATAGTTAGAAGATGTAATCCTCTAAATGTACACACTATTCGTTCAGGTGAATCACCTTGGATTAATGATGCTGATATTATTATTGAAGATGGTTATTTTTCTCAAGGTCAAATACTAGATAAGTATTATGATGATCTAACTGACGCTCAAGTTAAGTTAATAGAACAAAGATTTACTTATGATGCCGGAGATGGTTTTATTAGTATAGGTGAAAAAGAAAGAAACTTAATATGGTATGATGGTGTTATAGATACTGAGAATAGACTAAGACATCAATTCAACAGAACATATGATGATGAGGGTAACATTAGAGTTATGAGAGTCGTATGGAAATCTAAGCGTAAAGTAGGTAAACTTAAATACTATGATGAAGATGGTAATGAGTTTGAAAAAATTGTAGATGAAAAATACTCTAAACAAGAAGGCGAAGAGATTAAATGGGTCTGGATTAATGAGTGGTGGGAAGGTACTCGTATTGGTGGCGGTGGCTATGGTGTACAGAGACAGTCTATCTATATTAAGATCAAGAAAAGACCTATTCAATTTAGAACTATTCATAACATATCTAAATGTCATTCTGGCTACATAGGTTTAGCGTATAATACAAATGTATCTCGTTCTAAGTCTTTAATGGATAGAATGAAACCTTATCAATATCTATATAATGTATTCATGTATAGAACAGAGTTAGCATTCGCTAAAGCTAAAGGTAGAATTGGTAAGTTAGATATATCTAGAATGCCTGATGGTTGGGACCCTAAAATGTGGATGCAATATGCTGAGATTAATGGGTGGATTATTGAAGATAGTTTTAATGAGGCTAAAAAAGGTGCAGCTCAAGGTAAACTAGCTGGTCAAATGTCTGGTTCGAGTACATATTTAGATTTAGACTTAGGTAACTATATTCAACAACATATTGGTATGTTACAGTTCTTAGAACAACAAATGGGTCAAATTGCAGGTATTACTAGACAACGTGAAGGTAATATAGAACAGAGAGAAACTGTAAGAGGTATTGAAAGATCTGTATCACAGTCTAATCTTATTACTGAAAAATACTTTAGTCTACATGATATGATTAAAGTTAAAGTATTGACTGCATTATTAGAAACAGCTAAAGTTGCATGGAAAGGTAAAGACATGATTTTACAGTACGTAAGTGATGATTTAACCACTCAGACATTTAAAATAGAAGGTAATGATGCTGTCTTAGATTCTGATGCTGGTGTTATATTAACTTCTGGACAAAACGATATTGAGCTTATGCAGTCTCTTAAAGAGTTTGCACATGCAGGTTTACAAAACGATAAGTTATCATTTAAAGAACTTATTGACATCTATATGAATCCTTCTATTGTTGCTACTAGAAGAAAGCTTGAATTATCAGAAATGAAAAAAGAGCAAGAGATGCAAGCTCAACAAGAACAAGCTGAAAGAATTAATGAACAAAATATTCAAGCCAGTCAAGCTGCTGCTGAAGCTGAAAGAGCACATGATCTAAATAAAATAGATAGAGAGTATGCTTATAAAATGCAAATTGAAAACCTTAAAGGTCAAATGAAATTTGTATCAGATAGAGATGCCGATAATGATGGTATTATAGATGAGATAGAAATTGAAAGAGAACGTACTAAGAGTAATATAGCTAAACTAAAAGCTGAATCTGATTCTTTATTACAAGCTAAAAAATTAGAGCATGATTCTAAAGAAAATTCTAAAGATAGAAAACATGAAACTAATTTAGAAAGAATTAAAGCTAGTAATAAGACTAAAGCGACAGATAAATAATAGCTATAGATTGAGCTTTAAATATAAGATTTTGTATTATAGTTTATAATATAATTTCTTACTTTTGAAATAATTAAATTAAAAAACACACGCATTATGCCTGAAAACGGAGACAGTCAGTTATTTAGCAGTGTTCATTTTTCTGGAGATGACTATATAGACATCAATGAAAATGGAGAAACTGTTAATGAAGAAAAAGCTGATACAGAAGAAAAAAAAGAAGGTGAAGTTAATAAAGAAGAAGCACCTTCTCAAGCTACTCAATCAAACGAGATTGAGATTGAAATTGAAACCCCTAGTAGTGTAGAGAGTGGTGATAACACACCTAAACCATCTGATGATGGAAATGGTGAAACTTCTTCGTCTCCTCTTTCTTCTATTGCTACTGCTCTTGCTACTGAGGGCTTCTTTGAACTAGAAGATGGGGAATTAGATAATATTGAAGATCCTGCTCAATTTTTAAGAGATAAATTAAACTCTGAAATTGATAGAAAAGTTAAAGAAAGTTTATCTCCTGAACAAAGAGAAGCTTTTGAAGCTTATGAAAAAGGAGTGCCTATGTCTAAATTTGTAGACAGTAAAGCTAGAGAAACTCAATATAAGAATGTATCTGATGAACAGATGGCTGATAAAAATATTCAAGCTACTTTAATCAAACATTCTTATTTAGCTAGAGGCTTTTCTGAAGAAGAGGCGACAGAACAGGTTAAAATCTTTGCTGATTTAGGTGAAGATAAATTGAAAGAAAAAGCTGTAAATGCTAAAAAGTTCTTAGTTGCTAGAGAGCAAGAAGAAAGAACTAAACTTTTAGAAGAAGCTGAAGCTAGTAAAAAAGCTAATGAAGCAGCTAGAGAAGAAAGTTTAAAAGATATTAAAAAGTTCGTAGATAGTCAAGCTGAAGTAATTAGTGGTTTACCAATTACTGATAAGACTAAAACAGAACTTTACAAAGACATGACTACTGCAGTATCGAAAGATAAATCGGGTAATCCTCAAAATGTAGTAGGTATGACTAGAAGTAAAGATCCTGTTAGATTTGACTTTCTATTAGCATATTATCATAAGTTAGGTTTCTTTAATGAAAAACCTAATTTTGATAAGATTAAAAAAATGGCTGAAAGTAAAACCGCTAAAGGTTTAGATGAGATGCTTAAAGAAGGTACTACTTTCTTAGAATCAGGCAAAGCTCAAACAGCTGTTAGAGATAATGAAGATGATACTGACTTAGGGTTAGACATTTTCTAATTAAATTAGTAAACAATATAAAATAAAATAAAATGCCAAAAATTAGTCCTTTTCAGATGACCGAAGCAAGGTCTTGGGCTGGTTTAACTACAAAGAACCATATTGGTGCTATCTTTGGAACTGAACCACAAAAAGCTAGTAAAATGCTTACTAGAATTGCTCAAACTAACTTCGGGTTAGATTTAGATTCGTACTTAGACCAATTTAGCCCTTTGTATTTAGATACAGATGATGACTTTACTTGGGACTTAGTAGGTTCTGGTAAAAAGAATGTTCCATTAGTTGAAGCACGTATTAATGATGTTGCTATTACTGGATCTGATAGACCAGGATTTAACTTTACTGAATTTGAAATGGTATTCCCAGAGCAATGGTTTACTGACGAGCACGTTATTGTAGGTCATAAAAATGAGAAATACCAATTACAAGTTCAAGGTGACCCAATCCCAGAAGGTCGTAACTGGATCTACAGAGTTAAATTGTTAACTGGTGACCCAGATTTATTTGTTCCAGTTGAGGAATTAGCTGCTAACAAAAGATGGTCAAAAGATTTCTCTTTAGTAGAGCAAACTCTATCTAAAAAAGGTGGTGGAATTAATTTCACTTCTCCTTTCAAAATGAGAAATGCATTCTCAATGATTCGTATGCAACATACTTGTGCTGGTAACATGATCAATAGACCTATCGGTACTAAGTGGTTAGGTAGAGAAGGTAAAGCTTATACTACTTGGACACAGTATGAAGATTATGAGTTTGAGAAACAATACAGAGAAGAGAAGAATCGTCTTATCATGTATTCTAGAGCTAACAAAAAAGATGATGGTTCTTACGCTAACTTCGGTAAGTCTGGAAACATCAAGAAGCAAGGTGCTGGTTTAAGACAGCAAATGGAAGCTTCTAACACTGTTGAGTACTCAGTATTTAACATTGATTTCTTGTTAGATGTATTACTTGAGCTTTCAGAAGGTAAATTACCAACTGATCAAAGAGAGTTCATTATGTTAACGGGTGAGCGTGGAGCTGTTCAGTTCCATAAAGCTATTGAGAATTTCTCTCAATTATTTACACCATTAAGAAACGAAACTAGAATGTATTCTGCGAATAGTTCTAAGTCTCCAGTTTCTAGTGTAGACATGCCTCTAGGTTATGGTGGACAATTCATTGAGTACATGGGTCCTCAAGGAATTAAAGTTTCTTTAAAAGTTCATTCATTATATGATGACAGAGAAAGAAATAAGATCTATCACCCAGATGGTGGTGTAGCTGAATCATACAGATATGATATCATGGACGTTGGTACTTCTGACGGTGAGCCAAATATCAGAAAAGTGTATGTTAAAGGTCAAGAAGACTTCATGGGATATGAAACAGGTTTAAGAAACCCATTCTCTCCTACTGGAGGTAGAAATGTAATGTCACATTCTACAGATGGTTATACTATTCACAGAGGTTCAATTTGTGGAGTTATGGTTAAAGACCCATCTAGAACTGCAACATTATTACCAAATATCTTAGTATAATTAAGGTTATAATTCATAATAAGTCGGTAGGTGTAAAAACCTACTGACTTTATTTAAAAAATAAAAAATGAGCGAAGAAACAAAAACATTTAAATTACCTAATAGAAAGGTTAAAGTAGTACCTGTTAGAAGAAAAGGTGCTTGGCTAGAGCCAACACATGAAGCAGCATTTACATTTGGTAAAGCTAGTAAAAAATATGCGGCTCCTTTAGTAGGTAAAAATAGAGTAGCTAGAGTCTTAACAGAGGAAGAGCAAAAATATTTTGAAGAGGTATTAGATAGAGATCTAAATCCCTTCAAAAAAATGGAAGATAATTATTGGGTTACTAGATTTGTAACTCTTGATAAAAACATTAAGGTATTAGATTTATCTGATCCAGATGACTACATTAGTTGGAAAATCTTAAAATTACAAAAAGATACTATTGTAGAAGGTGGAGAAAATAGATTTAGTAAAGGTACTTATAAGTTTTTCATTGATGATTTAGACTATGAAGATAAATCTCGTTCTAAATCAGCAACTGCTAGAAAAGATGCTTATAAGTTCTTTGGTAAAATTACTGATAAAGGTAGAACAGCTATGGTTGATTTTCTTACAGTATACTACCAAAACAAGCCAGGTAAAAGAGTACCTGACGGAGCTAACCCTGATTGGTTAGAAGCAGAGTTAGACAAAATTATTGAAAATGATATTGATGGGTTTTTGTTAGTTTCAAATGACCCTGAATATGATACAAAACTATTTATTACTAAAGCAATTAGATCTAAAGCAATAGTTAAAGTTAATGGTGCTTATCAATTACCTGATGGTGAGATTATAGCTGACACACTTAGTACTTTAATTGTTTGGTTAAAAGATGAAGTAAATAGTGAAAGTTATATGCAAATTAAAGCTAGAATTGAAGCATAATGACAGCTAATGAAATGGCAGATAGATGGGAGCTATCTTTTGATAAGATAACTAACAGTGACTCCCCTGGGTATGAAGATTCAGAAATCTCTATAATCTTGACTAAAGCTCAAGAGAGATTTTTCTTTCAAAATTACGCAGGTACAAATAAATTAGCAGAAGGGTTTGAAGAAACTGAGAAAAGAAGAAAAGACTTAAGTGAACTTACTTCTAATGCAGAGTTATCTACACCTTCTACTGATCAAAATGGAGTTGTTCCTAATGGTGTATTTTATGATTTACCAGATAATTTTATCTATGCTATTAAAGAAGAGGTCACTATAGCTTCAGAAGATGAGTGTGTAAGTGGTAATAGAATCAAAGTTAAACCTATTACTCATGATGAATATACAATTAACATTGATAACCCATTTAAAAAACCTTATGACGAACTAGCTTGGAGATTAGATTTTAGTAGAGAAACTGTTAATACTAATCCTAAACGACATGAGTTAATTACAGATGGTACCTATACTATAAGTACTTACCATCTAAGATACTTAAGACGTTTACCAGAAATAACTGTAGATAGAGATACTCCGGCTAACCAAATAAATTGCATATTAGATGAAATCACTCATGAGAGAATAATTGATCTCGCTGTAGAGATAGCATTAGAAGTAACGGTAGATAATAGATTACAAACTAATTTATTACTCAACCAAACAAACGAGTAAAGTATAAATAATAAATATAAGTTTAATTAAATTTTTTAAACAATGTACACACAGAGAAATGTAGAATTTCTACAAATCGGCGATACTGCTGAGAAAACAACTGCTAATTACCCAGATTCACTTAACGTTGGTGAGATTGGTGTATTTAATGCACAGGGAGTAAGATTAACTGAGGCAACAGCTGCTGCTGCTGAAAAGTTTATTCTTGCTACAAAATTAGCTGATGGATCTATTTTAAGATCTCCAGATTTTATGTCTGCATCAGTAAAGTCTGCTAAAAGATTAGTATATACTGCATCTACTAATCAAATTGATTGTCTAGGATTTGATGGTACTGGTGGTGCTATCGAAGTACTTAATGATAATCTTTACAAAGTTCATATTCAAGTACAAGAGTTACTTCGTTCAAACACTGACGGTAGAAAATGGAAATATGGAGCTTATCAATCTAGCCCAAATGCTACTCAAGAAGAGATTGCTCAAGGGTTACATAAAAGCTTAGTATTAAACTTTGATAGAGAGCCAGAAAAATTTATCGTTTTTGATATGTTAATGGGAGCAGGTTCAGATGTTGCTATTGCTGGTACAGGTGATGTAACATTTACTGCAACTTCTACAACTATTTCAGCTGCTACAGATATTGACGCTGTTTTAACAGTAGGTGATTATATTAGAGTAGGTACTACTGCTACTGATCCAGTATATAAGATTGTATCTATTGATGCTACTGCAAACACTGCACAAATCAATGTACCTTTCCAAGGTACTACAGGTACAGTTGTAGAGGCTGGTTTAGCATCAGTTCCATCTGCTGCTTTAGCTGCTTTAGCTGCAGGTGTTAAATTTACAGGTCAAGAACTTGAATTTAAAAGAGGTAAACTTAACTATGAGGTTGCTAGATGGGAAACTCAATTGTTAGATTTCGGAACTACTACTTATAACTCAGTTCAAGCTGCAACCCCTGGTTCAGGTGAAATTAATGATGTTTCTCAAATGGAATGGTTCTTAATCGGTAACGAAGGAGAATACCATAGAGAAGGATTCTCTGTTATCGACCAACCAAGAAGTACTGTAAATATTGCAGTTGCTGGAGGTGGTTATAGTATGATTAGACTTACTTTTGATGGTAAAGATGTTGTTAGTTTCTCTGACAATGTATCACCACAAGTAATGTCTATCGCATTACCAGCTACTACTCCGAACTATGCTTTAGATGCAACTGCTGATGATATCACAGATGTATTGGAAGTAATTGCTTTCGGTTCAGCTAACGGTAACTTAGACTT